GTGAAACGGAACAGTGGGATCAGGATATGCCGTTGAAATTTGAATAAATTGCCGATTGGGTACTTTAACTTGCCCTGACACAATCTTAGAAACCTTTTGTCGTGTCTTAATTTCACCAATTTCATCAAATATAGCCGTTGTGAAATGAAAGCTATCGTACTGACCAGCTTCGTGACTGATTGCTCGCAGTTTATTGTTATTACTACTCATCACAACTTGGTCCGCTTGTGAAGACAATGTCCGAGTATCTAACCCACTATCAGCAATCAATGACTTAAATGGCTCAATAGTTGCAATCTTAGCAAGCATTGACTTAATGTAGCCCAGGATCTTGCTCGTTTGTTTGTAATTAATGGATGAAACTAGATAGTCTTGGTTAGATAGTCCCAATGACTCAATTAAATAGCTATAGGCAGTGATAATCGCCATTAGATAAGTTTTGCCTTGGCCCCGCGCAACGGAAACAATTGCTCGCGAAAAGCGCTTGCCACCGTCATCATTACGCCAACCAATCAGCATTGCCATAATAAACTCTTGCCATGGCATTAGTTTTGTGGGTTCACCAGTATCAACATTCGGGCAAATTGCCGCAAACTTCAAAACCTGTGAAACTTTCTTAGTTGAATAATGAAAGGAAAAGTCAACACTTCCCTGGCGCTGTAAATCACGCAAATGCCGTAGTGCAGCTAGCTTAATCAAATAACCGGTAACAACATCGCCATCTAAAACTGAGAAAGCGTATTTGGTACCAGCATCGTTATAACGCGTTTTAATGGATTGCCAATCGATTGATTGGTAAACGCCCAAGACATCGTGTGTTTGTGTTAGATCAACTTTCATAATTACCGCCTATCCTAAGAACTCTTTCATTCGATCAGCGACGCTACGTTTGTCTTTGTGATCATCTAAATTCAGCTTTAACAAATCACTACGCGATTTTGGCGACAAACCTAGTTCAGCGCCTAGTTTAGTCAGATTTTTAACCGCTGAATCGTAAATTTGCGTCATGGGATTACGCTTGTAGCCCACGAAGTCTTGACCAATTTTTTTACCGGTCTGATCTTGTAACGTTTTATAGATTGCTTGGACTTCACCGTTTTCCTGGATATGTTTATACGCATTGCGATAAATCTCATATTGGGAAGCATATTGCTCTACAAGCCCGCTATCAATGCGTTTAACCGGGGTACCATCTTCTAAAAAAGGCACTAATCGACGCCAAACGACCTTAGCTTGCCGGCCTAAGTAAGCTGGCGGTGTACGTGTTAATTGCCCGTCGTTGACGTCTTTATCCGACTTTTTCACTACTACTCTCTCCCTTCATTATTTGGTGACCCCCCCTACCTAAAAATTTTCAAAAATTGTTTCTATCACAAAATAACGGCAATGTGTGTGCTCTTCCTGGGACGTGTTAGGGGGCGGGGGTTGTTTTAATAATCATCGCGACTAATTGCATTAATAAATTTAAAGTTGCTTAAATCAAACGATATGAGCTTATAAATCAATGAGGATTGACCAGTTTGATTTTTCTACCAACTGATAGCCTTTGCTTTTTAGAACCTGTTCTAACTTTCTCTTTTGGCTGGGATTAAAGCTGATAAGATCAACATAAGCCTTATCATCATTCTGCAAAGCAGCTGTTTCAATTTCACTCTTAACATGTGCAATTTGTTTATCGGTTAGTTCCTGTTGCATTGCTGATTTAATTACTTCGTGGTCAGGAATCTTATCATATCTATTCGTCATGACTACCACTATCCTTTCTATTGTCCTATCATTTGACTAAGGTGTTCGCGTTTAAGTTCTGATTGCTTGATTGCTTTGACAACTGTTTCAGTATCAATGGTTGCGCCTGATTTACCAATAAACTCAAGCGGCGCAATAGACTTATCAAGCACAACGACATCTTCGGCCGTATGGACTTGCTGACGCCATTGCTTTCTAATAGCGTCCTTTGTCTTCATATCAACAAATTTGTCAGCATTCACGCAAATAATCCACAGATTGATTGATTCAATATAATATGATCTCAATATCTTCACTCCTTATCCATTAACACAACGATTGCTGATACATCATTGATCGGCGTTACGCTTTGCAACTCGTTGCCTTGACCAGTGCCATAGTATGATTGTTCCCAGCCCGTCTTAGCACGATGACAACTACCACAGATAACAGCTAAGTTATCAACGTTAGCTTTCAGTGTTTCATCAAACTCAATAGGAACAATGTGGTCAACAGTCTTAGCGGGCTTGATAACGCCTTGAGCTTTACAATAGGCACACAAGTAATGGTCACGCTCTAGGACTTGTTGCCTTAGATGTGACCATTGTCTTGTACGATAGAAGTTGTATTGCTGACGCTTATCCTCATTACGATAACGTGTAACCGTGTTGTACTTGTGTGTGTATTGTTTGTCATTGCTACGTGCCCAACGTTGCCGACTAGCCAAGTACTCAGCTTCATGCTCATAGTGCTGCTGACAATAGTGGTCAGGGAAAGTGACCATCGCATGGCAGTTAGGATAGCGGCATCTTCTTGTCCTTGGCATGTTGCTTTCTCCGTTTCTTTTCCAAACTAAAAGCGCCATGCTGTTTAGCACGACGCTCAATATTACTTTTCTGTTCTTTTTTTAGTTTCGTCTAGCAAGCTCTCTATAGCATCAGTCACCTTTTTTAAATCTTCAATCACTTGTTTAGGATTATATGAATAGGCCAAATTGTCAAACAAACTATCCAATTTCTCTTTTATCGGTTTGAATTCCCGTCTATTTATATCTTCCGGCCCAAGTAAAATCGATCTAGTATCAAATTCTTTTTGAAAATTCATCATCTTCATACTCAACCCATTTAATCTATCTACATTTTCGATACGTAATTTTTCTTTATTATTTTCAGTTGATTCTTCCTCTTTTTTTAAATACGCATTTACTATATACAAATCATCACGGAAAGAAATTATCGTTGCTAACAACTTATATAAAGCGTCTATTCTATGTTCTTGCTTTATCTGCGCTCGAATGGACCAAACTGCCACAAAAACGGTAGCAGGCACAGTGATTATTGCACCTAAATAACCACCCCAGAACCCTAACCAACCATCATCAGTTCCCCCGTTTGTCTGACTGAAAGCATCCGTCATTAACCATTGTAGTGAGGCAGGAACAACTACTAGTGCAATAATCGCAACAACGATAATCCAACCATATTTCTTTATCCATACACTCATTTCACTCCCTCCAAACTAATCTAACTATACAAAAACTCCCGCCAATAAGCGAGAGCTAGTTTGGAGATTGTCCGTTTTGGAGCCGCGGGCGCGTTTAATGTGCTTGGTAGGGATTTGCACCCTACATAACAACACCATCCTGTGTTGCCTCTTAAAACGTCTACCTATTCCGCCACAAGCACATGTTAGCCAAAAAGACATATCTAAAAGACTAACTTCTTCATCATTGAGTGCCAATCTGCTTGTCGTCTCCGAAGATTTTACCACGAGCTATCAGAGCAGTCCCAATAGCTAACTAATCACGTTACACAGTTTTAGCCCCCATGAGTGACCATGCTGTATAACAATATCGCTGGTAGGCCTCGAACCTACATCCCATTGTGACTTACCAATTAGCCCACAGCGATTACCAAATAAGGAAATTGAAATGACAGCAATGAAAATTAGATTGATTGACTATTTGGTACTCTATCAATTTAGCACGATTTCAAGCCCATTTTTTCCAACTTTTTTCCAACTAGCCAAAATCAGATACATCATACAAGTTAAGCTCACTTGCTACTTTGGCAATAAACTTATCAACTAGATAATAAGCTTTGCTCTTGCTAACAAATATCATCCCATTAGTTACTAGGCTTTCAACCGAGTAACGTTGGCGTTTCCTAAAATACAGTTCGCATATCAGTGTTTCGGTATCTTCACCGCATTCGTCCAAACACTGATCAATTACATCTCTCCGATGCTGAAATGCTCGAATTGTTTCGCTGTCCACCACCGAGATAGCAGCATACTCAGTTGGAGCACTCTTCTTATATTGAGCACGACCACCACCAACGTTTTCGTCAGGTTCTTGATACGGGTACATGATATTTAGCTCCTCACGAGCAATTAGGCCATCAATTAGCGGGTATTCGCGTAAATACTTCTCAACCATTTTCTTCGTCGTTCTTTCCAAGCCAGCCACTCCTCTGTGATATAATTAACTGTCAGGTTAATTATCATAAATGTCAGTGGTCGCCTTAGTAGGCGGCTTTTTGTTTACTCTCACGATTGCTCAACTCCATAATGTCAGCAATGAAGTCCTGGCCAATTTGTGCCTGTTGCTCAATTGTCAGTGCCGCGTTAATTTCCAGGTTGGCCATCGTGACTTTCATTTGGATTGCTTTGGCGTATTCGGTATCAGTCATGCCTGTTCCTCCACCTGATAATTGCCATAAATTAGTGCCAACATTACCTGTGCTTCTTTTAAGCTATATAAGAAGTCATCATCTAGCCATTCCCTGAAGCCGTCACTAACTGGCATCCAATCCATGAATTGTTCACATTCTTCTTTACACTTTTTTTCATCTCCGGCAAATATAAATTCCAATGCCCCCTGGAAAGTCAGCCCATTTTCCATTTCTGCCGCAAAATACTCAATTCTTTCAACGACTGGTTTAGGAAAAATGATTTTTGGTGGAACACACTTTCCGTCTTTAACTGACCAACCGTAAATGCTTTTAGTCATTTTTGCAAAATGAGTAGCCACGTATTTATCAATATTTTCAATTTCTTGATTCATTTTTCCGCCTCCAATAGTTCCGGGTTAGCGTGCACGTTGCCAATAATTTCAAATTGATTGCTCCAAGAGTCATGCAGGCATGGCTCAATTAAATGTGTCCCTACTGGTTTCAAAAACATACCGGGTATCCCGAACAGGTCTTCTGAAACAATTTCATTAATGACTGGTACCATCGTTAACTCGCTCATATCTGACCACACTTTTACAATATCCCCTTCATAGATATCCTTGCCGTTCACGTCTTTTAGGCCGGTAAACTGCTCAGGGATGTATTTCTCTGGCTCCGTTTCAGCAAGTGCTAAAATATGGCTTGCTCTGCTGTACACTATTCCTTGCATAGCACCATACTTACCAAACGGCATATACCACGCTCTAAACTTAATCATCGTTGCCATCTCCTATCACTAGCAGGCCTGTGCCAATTGACTTAAGATCCATTCTATTGCTTCATATGATTCACTCATTTTTAATCCTCCGGGTGTATTAGTATTAATGCTAAAGAAATCAAGATAGCACCAATCGTGCAAATTGTTCCCACAATTATTCCACCCTCAATAAATATATTAACTAGAGCTGTCACACCAAGTACGATTGAAAGACAGATGATTATTCCAAAGCCAATTTTATTTCTAGTGCTCATTTTCAATCCTCCCAAATTAGTTTCATTCCAAGATACTTTGCTTATGGTAAGGAACAGTCATAATTGACGTGTTCTGGCCCTTTTCTCTGAAATGTTTCGCATCTTTTCTAGCGGCTTGTCTATTGGAATATACAGCTGCCACATCAATATTAATCATCAATATATAAGCCATTTTCAGTCCTCCCCGAACGCCCGCTTATTAATGTTGTACGGCTCATATTCCTTGACCAGTTGCTTATTATCCTGTGCTTTAGCTTTGTTTGCTTCGGCGTGTTCCTTCATTCGCCGGTGCTTCCGTTTAATCGTTGAACGCTTCTTAGTGTGCTTAGGCATCCTCGTCCTCCGTAATGTAGTATTTGTTTTCGTCAATCGCACGAATACGCCTATCAATCCAACTGTTACTCCGTTTTAGCTCCCGAGACGTCCTAGTTTTACCCTGTTTGCCTTCCATGACTAATTTAATGGCATTATACTGGGTACGCGTAATCTCCATGTAATCGCCTGATACGGCCTTAATTCCAGGCATCTTATGCAAGTTAGCTAGTTTGCTCTCAGGCACGTTATCCATGCTGCCATATCTCGCTTCTAGCTTATGAATGACTTCCAGCTCTTTCGGCCAATTTTTGCTTGTCATAAACAATCTTCCTTTCAAACTCTTGTTCATATTGTTTATGTTTATTATTCATACAGTTGGGACATGGGTCAAACGTGAAACCATAACTCCCAAGTGGTTGCTGAACAACTTTACTATCATGACATAATTCACAGCTCATACACTTCTCGCTTCTCTCTATTCAACTTATCCGCGATGATCTGGAATATTTGCAAACGTGATTCCGTTATTAACACCGTAATTTTTCATTCTGCTTAATGTTCTATCACCATATCTTTTAGTTAAGTCGCTGCCAATTAAGTTAGTGGTCACAATCACCGTCTTGTTTTCCCGGTCACGCCAGAATGCATCCGCCAAGTCTAGTGAATACTCGGTGCCACGTTCACTACCAAAATCATCTACAATAACTACATCAGCGTTCTTTATCTCAGCCATGGTTTTATTGATTTGTTTTGCCATCTGATCGTCATTAAAAGACTGTTTCTTGCGTTCGATAAGTTCACGCCAGTCAATAAAGATAATTTTCCAACTAAAGAACGTTTCAACTGGCTTGCCGTTCTTCATCACAGTCTTTAATAGCTTGTAACCAGACTGTTCTAATATCCAGTACATCATGCCTACAGCAAGGTGCGTCTTCCCACGACCCGTTGCGCCAATCATCAACGTGTGTATTGTTTCACCGTTAATAATGCGATTAGCTATCGTACGGCTACGCTCTAAGACCTGTTTGCTAGCATCATTTGATGTTGTATAATTACTAAAGCGACGATTAAAGACATCAAAACTGCTGAAAATACTGTAGGTGTTAATATAGCCTAGCGCTTCGTTTTTATGTGCGGATGCTGTCAGGGCTTTGTTATCTGGTATTTCACGGTGGTTAATGTCTTCCATATAGCCGCAACTAGGGCACGCACCGGCCATTTTTTGGCCCGTACGCTTGTTTACAATCTGTGGTCGTAGTAACGGTTTCCCGCAAACGGGACAGTTAACCCCATAGGTTTCAAACACCTTAGACATTAGGTTAGTGACTACATCGCCTACGGTCTTTACCATGGCTGGTCACTATCCTTAACTTCTCTACCCTCAAGGGTAAAACCGTTAGACCGACCACTTCCTGAACGTCCAAATTCTTTCCGTGGTTGATTTAATTGGCTTTGCCCTTGTTTGTCCCTTTTAGCCCAGTTGCGAATGGTTGCCAGATAGTTCTTATACGTCTTACCATTCATACTGCAATACTCAGAAACGCGTTCGATTCGGTCTTGCCAGTCAGAAGGAAACTCCGATTTGAGTTTCTCCAATTGTTCATCCGTCAGTAAGACGTTCTGGTATTGTCCATATTTGTGTCGTGCTGGTTTGGCTTTTCCTGGCTTGGGCTTACCTGGTTCTATATACTTACCTTTACTAACCTTACCTAACCTATCCTTACCTAACCTATGCGGTCCATTGTCCGTCCATTGGTTGTCCATTGGACGTCCAGTAACTTTACCCGTGTCAGCACGCGGCTTGGGTTCAGTTAATTCTATGTTTGGCAAGATTTCTAATAGCAAGTCCTTATATATCGAATCCACTTTTCTATCCGCTCGAATTCGATTATTTTCGTTCCAATCCGTGATATAGGCCACTAGATCATCGTTTAAAACATTTACAAAATTCTTAGCTACTAGTATTCGTAAATCATCCTCAACTGCACCAGTTTGCCGCATAACTGAGAACGCTTCTACAACACCATCATCATCCGCATGCAACCCCAGATGGAAATAGAGTGCCTGACTGCTCAACGGCATCTTTAAAAATTTAGCGCTATCGGTTATACGGTTGCTAAACATTCTCCTTTGTGCCATCTTTTAATCCTCCCTTATTTACTAGTAGGCATTCCACCCACCCGGTGTATTAGTCACTGCTGTGTTTTTTAGTTCAAGCCAATTCGTTTTAGTGTTTCCTAAATCACATTTCAACACTATATTCAATTAATCCCAGCTTTTTTAAATTTTTCATAGCACGTGAAAAGTCATTAATGCTAATGCTGTTTTGACTTAGCAATTTGTATGTGTCACATTTTCCAAGTGCCAGTTCGCCAATTATCTGAATAGTCTTCAAATCATTTTGGCAAAGCAACCATTTTTCATATAGTGAGTTTATGTTTTTACTAAGATGACCGATGTCTGTAAAGTTTACGCTGATTCTGTATCCATTTTTAATCATTATTTCGGCCCCCTATTAAACACCCATACATTCAAGTAAAATGCCATCGCCATATTGTCTTCAATTAGCCGCCATTCTGGAGCTAATTCTTGTGGATCGATTGATACAATCCGTGTAATACCATGAAGAATGCAATCCTGTTGTTCTTTGTAAGGTAATGGATTATCCATAATTAGTGGTCTCTCTTTCTCAGCACTTGCAAACATTCCTGATTAGCAGTAACATAGATGCTAACCTTTGAATAGTTTTCTTGCTCACTACTCTTGTATTCCACTCCAGTAGTGGGCTTTTTTATTCCTTAACTTGCCAACAAACTAGTTTTAGAATAATATAGATGTTGGCATTGAATAAATACTCCATTAGTCCATCGTTAGCCGATACTAGCGATGGTTTTTTGCGTTCGTTTCCAGTCGTTAAGTAGTAAAATTGATACTTTTTGCATGATCATTCCTCCTACTTGAGCACTTGAATACCATTAGTAATGATTTCAAATTGCTGTCCATTTTGTTCAACTACAGCCACATCTTTTTGAGTGCGCAATGTGAACGGAATTTTTTTAATATCCACTACTTTGCCAACGCCGGCTTCTCGTATTAATTGGCCGCAACTATACTCAGCCTTGTAACTCACTCGATCACCTACATGAACTTTCATGGTTATTCCTCCCGATACATTGGTGGTAATGTAAACGTCCATCTATCGTCGTTTTCTTCATCTGACTCGCAAACGTTAATATCGTGTTTTTGTAATTCAGCAATAAACTCTTCTGAATAGTAAAGACGCGGGTGCCTCTTAATAATTCCGGTTGTGTCATAAGCAATAGCATTAATCAGCTCACGTTCATCTGCACGAATCGCGTTATACTTACGTGCTCTTAACGCGTGCTCAATGTCTTCTTCATACATATTGTTTCCTCCTTAAATTCCAAACCAGTTTCTAATTTCACGGCGCTTGTACCACAATGTAGCTAACGCCCATGTAATTAGTGCCGACAAAATCCATTCTGGTAAAATAATCATGTTGTTTCCTCCTGCTATTTATAGCTATTTGTTTGACGCCGCCCACGTTTATTATTCTAAGATTGAGTAAATAGCTCGTTTTAGTTCTTCTGGGACAAACAACACTTTATTATTATTTGGTAGTTTGTGTTCAACTAGTTCAATTTGTGGTAACTTTCTAAGCTCATCAAATTTGGACTCGCTCAGTCCTACTGAATCAGCAGCCGTTTTGCGATCAAATAGGATATATTCTCTGACTATCTTTTGAACTAATGGTGCTAGCATTGAAACAACTTCCTTTTCAACTACGCTTTCGAGATAATCAGCTAATATTTGATTGTCCATCTTACTCGCTCCTTTCGGTGTATAATTTTGTTAGTTCAATTAATCGAGGTGAAAATTTATGAAGCAATTCAAGTGTCCATTTTGTGGTAGCTTAATTAGTGATGAACAAGTGGTAACCAACAAATTTCATAACTTATTCATGTTGTCCTCTGTGGACAAGGCTAACCACAAAATTGACCCAAATGGAATTGTTGTGAATGTTATAGAATGCGACGAATGCCATAATTGTTGGCTTCGCGATCCAAACAATTAAAAGCACACTTTCAATTTGTGTTCCTTGCTACCGCCAAGCTTGGAACACTCTTTTTATTTCTTCCGGTACACCTTTCATTCTTAAATCCATGCAAATCACCTTCTAAGTTTTAATATGTTTATCTTTTATCCTTGGATTTGAACTATAATTGTGTAGGGGTGTTAATCATGCCTAAAACACATTTACAATTGTTTACAAGAAGGAAGTTCGTAACTTGTCCATTCTGTTCTAAAAAGATTTATGCTCGATCCAATCATGTTGTCTGTCCAGTCTGTGGTAATTATTTTGTAGTTAGCACTAATAATTCATATAGAAATTCTTCAGATGACACTATCAAACATTAACTTATTCCAAGTTGATTGAGGTGATGAATATGGTTAATGAACAAGACTTAATTGCCGCTATTCGTTTGCATGCGCCAAGTCATTTGCCTGGCCCAGTTAGCATTGATGGTCTCCTATCCGAATTAGGAATTAATGATGAGAGCCTTTTGACGAACGCTTTGAAATCTTTACAGGATAAGGGATACTTACAATTCGGATACGGTAATGGAAAGATAAAGCGTATTAGTCTAAATACATCTTTCCCTCTATAAGCTTTTTAGTGACCCTTCTTCACGGTAAGGGTCACCTTTTTGAACTACTAGCCAATCGTTTGCAACTAAGGCTGTGAACGTTGGTCCCCAACAAACTGAAAGCTGTTCACCATGTGTAAACGCGATTAATCTTCCTTTTGTATCAGTCGCTTGAACGTAGTAAGTTGAATCATATTTCAAATCGCTAGCTCGAACGATCTTCCCATTCCTGCCTGCCATTTTTAGTGCGTCTATTAATTCCATCTAACTTGCCTCCTATGCTGGCTGTTCATTTAAGTAAAGGTCGCTCATACCAAGCATGTCCGCTGCTTGTGCTAAAGCGTCATAGTTTGCCATTTGAACTTCGTTAACTGTGCTTGGCGACCACTCACCACCGTTAACCCGAGATTTAAGGTTAGGGTTCAATGTCGCATCGTTATACTCAAGCAAGAATTTCAGTGCTTCACGTACATTTTCAAATTCCATTGTTTTACCTCCTATGCTGGCTCTTTGTCGAATCTAAGTGACGTCTGTCGAATGATTGTCTTAGTTGCTGTAGATGGCTCCCAGTCGTTGATGAAGTCCATTACCATCTGGTAGTCCTTCTTGCGTAGCATTGACCGAGCGCTCACGTTAGCAATCTTCTTGATTCCACTGCCAATATCCTTGAACAGCTCACCTCGTTGTTTCTGTGTGATATGGCCATAGCTATGTGCGACTTCCGACACGCGCTGATTAACACGCCGGTTAAGCGCACTATATTCAGGATTTGGAATAACTTGGTTCTCTTTGAGGTCTTTAACATCACCCTCTACACTATCTAGGCGTTGGTTAGTCTCCTCATTGGCTTGCAGTGCCAATCTGGCAATCTCTCGTGGGGAGGTTGGTAGTACAAGCTGTTTTGGATTAAAGTAGTTTTCTTCCAGCTCATCAAACATTTCCCAAGCTTGATCAGTTCCAAGCATTTTTGAATGCCGGCTAGCACCACGCTTAGTCCATAAATTAATTGCACTAGTGTGTTCACTAACCAATCCTGTTTTTCGGGTTTGGTTCTTAAATTGTTTCAGTTGGCTACCTTCTAAATGAAAATAATGAGTGCCTTCAATAAATTTGTTCCTATTAGCATTAAAATTATCAGTAATGCGTCGTGAGGTCGTTCCGTAAAACTCAGCTAGCTGTTCAGTGGTTAAAATTAGATCTCCGTTAAATTTAACTTGTTGTACTTCTTGCATGTGAATCATTCCTTTCAGCAGATTGTTTCCTTTAGGACACAAGTTCTCCAAAAAAATACTCATAATATCGTCTTCTGATAAGCCGAGCGTTTTCGACAGTGCTAGTATTTCACTTTGCCTGAATGGACGCTCATCTCTCAAACCTTTGTAAAATGTCGAGTATGTGATTGAAACATTTTCAAAATTGTTAATGCTTTGTACCACATCTTTTACCGTACGCCCTTTTGTTTTAATGATTCCCAATAATTTGTTCTTGTTCATATCGCCACCTCGTTTCCTTTAGGACACTTTAATTAAAACACCTATATTTGCTAATGTCAACACCAAAGTGTCCTAAAATAAACTTTTTTATTTTAAAGCACACTAATATGTATACTTTAAGACACATAAATGCTATTATGTATACATGGAGGTGCTAACGTGATGAATCTAAAAGAACGCCGATTAGAACTGGGGTTAACCCTAGATGAAGTCGGGAAATTGACAGGTGTGGGAAAATCAACTGTTAGAAAATGGGAAACCGGATATATAGAAAATATGGGTAGAGACAAAATCATTAAACTTTCAAAAGCTTTACAAATAAGCCCACTTTCTATATTAGATCCTGATAATGAACTTCTTTCAGATGTCAAAATAAAAATATCTGAAACAGTAAATAAGCTCAATGTTGATCGTCAGCAAAATGTTTACAACTACGCTGACAATCAACTGAAAGAACAAAATGGTAAAGTTGTTAACTTGCCACTCGTTGGTAAGTCAGCCGCTAACCCTACTGAATTGACTTATGGCGATGTAGAAATCGAACACGACGACTTCACTGACGTGCCACATGGGGCTGACACAGCCATCCGTATACAAGGTGATTCAATGGAGCCACTGATCCACGATGGTCAAATTATCTTCTACCATCAGCAAGAAGAAGTTGAAAATGGCGAGATTGCTATTGTTGAAATTGATGGTGACGGTGTTACTTGTAAGCAAATTTACTACGACTACACTTCCGATGAAGTCATCTTACGATCAATTAACAAAAAATACGAACCGCGTCATGTTAAAGATGACCAGGTACGTATTATAGGCAGAGTTATATTATAGGAGCTTATTGCTCCTATGCTTATGTGTTAAAAAGAACACACGTTCTACATATTTAGCGGTATTATACTTACATAAGACAAGGTGCCATTAAAAAATAGGCAAAGTGGAGGGAAAATGAAGACCATCGATGTGAAATTAATTTTAAATCGCCCTGTACGCTTGACGTACCTAGATTACACCTATTGGGAATACACTATTTCTGAAAGCCTATTCGATCCTGGAACGTATGGTGCCCATCTTTCTTTGGGTAATAATATTGAAAAACATAAGGATCGTCACATTGAAGTGTACTTTCCACGGCATAGCATGGTATCAGAAGAATTTGAGATTAATGGGGATAAATATAAACTAAGACTGATTAACTCTTGAACTTAGCAGTTATTACCAGTAACACAATACAGACCAGATACGGATGTCGGTAAAAGCTGAAATTTTTAGGGGTGTTTTAATTGAAAAAAGGATTCTTACTTTTTGTAGGGGGATTATCTTTGTTCGTGTTAGCTTCTTGTGGAAACAATTCAAAGTCACTAAAAGCTAAAACTGCAAATATCACAAAAAGCTCAGTTGGTAGTGGGATAGTTAATCAGCACGATTGGAAATTATCAGGAACGACTGACGCTCCTGATGGATCTAAAGTAATCGTATATAGTAATGATTCAAATACTAATATTGCTACGTCCCAAAATGAAAACTGGGCGAAAGTAAAAAATGGCAAATTCACTGCGTATGTAGACCCTATTACAGTTATATCTGATGGTTCAAGCGATAATTACACTACCTCAAAAAAATACACAATTCACACAGCTGCTTTATCTAACTATTCAAAGAAAAAGACTGTTTCTCTTTCTAAAAAGGCTTCCAAGTTAGTTAAGAAGTCGGCTAAGACTTACACAATCACGTTATCTTCAGCTCAGGCCGCTTATTACAATAGTCTAAATGATGATAGTGATTCAAGTAAAAAAAATTCTGATAGCACCAGTTCTAATAGCAGTGACAGTAGTTCGGATACTAGTGATTCATACAATGCAACTGAGGGCGAAAATAACGCAGAAAAATACACTTATGGCGATTTTGCCAAGTCTGATGATTGGGTTGGAAAATCATATCATATTTCAAAGGCTGAAGTGCTTCAAGCTGACGAAAAAGACGGTCAAACAGTTCTTCTAGTATACACGGATGATGATCCGGACCACACGTTTATGGTTGCCTATGATGGTAAAACACCAGCAGTCGAAGACGATTATGTGGACATTCAAGGTGTTTTTTCAAAGAGACAATCATATGATACCAAAATTGGTGGAAGTAACACTGTGCCGTCACTAGTTGCTAGTAAAATAACCGTTACTGGTAAAGATTCAGACTAGCTATGGAATTGTATGTAGGAACGTACAGCACACACGTGTTCGACCTCAACGTTGTAATTGGTATCATTTGCTTTATAGTGTTAGTCGTCATGTTAGTTTACTGGATCCACAAACGAAAGTAGCACCCTCGCCCACTACCAGCCTAGCGGGCAACATGCGAGCGTAGTTCAACGGTAGAACGGTTGCTTTATTTTTCCCTCGTTTAGGTACCCCAAAACTACTATGCAGATGCAGGTCCGACTCCTGCCGCTCGCTTATATCGTCTCTCCCCCAAAATAGAAACGAGGTAATGAATATGGGGAAAATATATACAGACGTTTATAATATCAAGCACGACAATTGTAAAATTGTCAATACTCTACATTCTTTTCAACGTATTTTTATTATCGAAGATGCTCACGGCTCTAGGTTTACTTGTTTAAAGGATGATCCCCCCATGCTGAATAAATCAAACACTCATTGGAAACATGCTAGTCCCAGAGACGCGCCCGAAGATTATGCTGTACCTTACAACAAGCGAAATTAATTTTTACATCTAAAATAGTGAGACATCAGATAACAAGTTGATGTCCCCTTATGCGAGCGTAGTTCAATGGCAGAACACTATGTCCCTTCTCTCTCACTAATACTATTATGCAGGTTCGACTCCTGTCGCTCGCATTGTACGTTAATAGCAAATAATTATGGAGGCACCTATGAATATTGATATCACAAAACTATTAGATTGGGGATTGATAGTACTATCTCTTTACTTAGTTGTAGACACACTTCTGCAAATAAATCATAACAATGCCTATGGCATGTTTATAATAGCTATCAAATTAATAGTTGCCATCATTGTAGGATTATTTGGTATGTACACAACTTTTTACAACATCTATTGAAACCTTTGCTAACATGCGAGCATAGTTCAACAGTAGAACAATTATTTACACGCTTCTCACAGATCTCCCACCCTATATTTATGCAGGTCCGACTCCTGCCGCTCACGTAAAAAAGAAAGAAGGCATACTTATGAACAAGGATATTTCAAGGTACGAACTAATAGAAAACATTACTAGTGACTTAACAGCCTTTGTAAAGTCAGACGCCATTCTTCATCTATCAAAAGATAGCTATTCCAAAGATGAATATAATCGCATGTTAGATGGGCTTAAACATGATTTAATTATGCGTCTAGAACAAAAGTAGCTAGTTGTCTACCTAAAAGATACAATGTTTGAGTTATGTGACCAACGCTTTGTCTCAGTTTTACTTCTATGTTCATGTCTGGCTCATATACTTGCACTATTGATTATCCAAATGGAGGCCGAATTATGGAAAATGTTATTCAAATAGAATTGACTTTGAATAAAGCAATTAGGAAAACTTATCCAGACCGTAGCTATTGGGAATATATTATTTGCGAAGATCCATTACAAGCAGATTATTACAGAATTCATTTATCATTTCACAGCATGAATGGAAACAATTATGTTAGTCACTATGAAGTTCTTTTTAACAAGAGATCCACATTATCTGAGTTATTTCAAATTGATGGTAATTCTTTTAGATTAAAGTTCAAGAAAAACTAAACTTTTCATTCATAATTGTCAGATAGACACTGGCAATATGTGAGCGTAGTTTAAGGGAAAACGGCAACAGTTTATTTACACACAGAATTACCTCCAAGATTGCTATGCAGGTCCAATTCCTGCCGCTCGCGTTGACCAAATACTGATGTCAGTAAAAGCTGAATTATTTTGAGGTAATTGAAATGGCATATTTTGATCCTGATGAAATACTTCAAACAAAGGAAGAAGCTTTAGATTATATGGAAGCGCATGGCATTATGACAGATGCCACTTTTCCAAAGCTGAATGATACAGAAAACACTGATAAACACATGGCTCCCGTTTACAAATATCTTAGAGAAAATGGTATGTATATATTTCACACTGGTTTCTATGATAGAATATTTAATTTTGGTGCAATATATTTTATGTTTGATGCAAATCGCTTTGATTATCAAACTGCACCAGCTGAAGTTAAGAAGATTTTGAGTATTTGGTCAAATTCTCAATCTAAGTAAGCAAGAAAGCACATCCGCTCCCGCCAAGAAGTTGGATGTGCTAGTGAAAGTAAATACACATAGAAGGGATACAGCTATACCCTTTCATATTACCATCATAACGAAAGAAGGTGATACCTGCAAGTAGTCCTTAATTAATGACGCCGCCCGCGTTTTAACTTAAGGAGAAATCACAATGAAATTAGTTAAAATTAAAACTTATAACAATGTTTTTTCATACAAAACGGGCTCACAAACACTGTATACCTATCGTTTTCGCTACTATGATTTATATGGACGTAGACATGAAAAACAAGCTCGTGGCTTTACCAGTGCATTAGCAGCACATAAAGCCGAATTAAAGATGGAACTGAAGGCATCTGATAATGAAATCATGCAAATAGTTGATTCTACTATTACAGTAAAGAAGTGGTTAACACGATATTACGAGATGACTAACGCTAAATGGAAAAAGTCATATCGAATTAGCTATCAGGAAAATATGAGTAATCACGTCATTCCGCTAATTGGGCATTTCCGCCTAAACCAATTGACCAGAATGCAATATGATTATAACTTAGTTCAACCACTATCAAAAAAATTATCACAATCAACTATTGCAAATATTCATCGACAATTTATGGCAGCCGTCAATGCAGCTGTAGATGAAAGTATTATACCACGGAACTTTCTAGACAATTTCAGGTTTAAACGTAATCATGGACAAGCGTTAACCAGACACGACCTCTCAGTTTTTAACGAGCTATTAAATAGCGAAGATGCCGATTACCAAACATTGTTTTTAACGTTGGAATACACTGGCATGCGTAAGGGAGAAGCCTTAGCCTTAACTTGGACAGATATAGACTTCACTAAGAAATGCATTGCTATTACAAAGACTCGAGGCCAATATGCAACTAATAGTCCGAAAACAGTGGCTGGAAACCGCGTTGTAGCAATCGGAAATTTTTTGACCGGACAACTGAAAAAGTATCGTTTATTTCAAAAAAAGAAGTCATTGAAAACGGGAAATACTTTTAAATCCGATCAACTTATTTTCACATCCAGATTGAACAAGCCCATTAATCCATCCACTGTAAATTACCATTTTCGAAGTTTGATTAAAGCTGCAGGAATTCCTAAACATAAATACGTCGTTCATTCTTTACGCCATACGCACGCAACTATGCTACTAGATGCTAAAGTAAATCCTGTCGAAATAGCCAAAAGATTAGGGCACTCTGATTCAACTGTTACGTTAGCGGTATATTCTCATGCAGTTGCTGGTCGTCAGGAACAAATCGCTAAGCAATTCGACGATATCATTAGCCAATAG